TGAGATGGCGATGTACAAAGGCTACGGCAAATCCATGCTGGACATCACCACTTTCTACGGTGCGAAGGTCTGGAAAGGCGATTTTGTCGCCACGCTGCAAGGCTAATTTTTGCAGAGGGGCGGGCTTCGGTTCGCCCCTTCACAAAGGTTATTCTGACAAACAAGGGGCGCTGCAATGGCACTTGATACCACCATCGGCGGCGTGACCGCTGACAGCTACGGAACGCTTGCGGGTTATGAGTCCTATGCAATTGATCAGGGCTTTACTTTAGAAGCGACAGAAGCGTCGAACGAGATAAACTTGCGCAAGGCGGCAAAATTTCTTGATCGCAAGTATATGTTTATCGGCTCGCAGCAATATCAGTTTCAGCAACTAGCATGGCCGCGTTTGGTTAATGACCTCGTAAACGACTGGCCAGTAAACCCTGACTCAATTCCGCAAAAGATTATTTATGCGCAGTTTGAAGTGGCATACATTTTGCAGGGCGGCATTGAGCCGTTTGCAACGATTGTGAACAGCAGCACAAGCGAAAGCATCAAGGTCGGTCCAATCACAATTGACAGCGAGACACTGCCGACTGGCAAGCCCCGCATTGTTGCAGTTGATGGCCTGTTGCTTGGGTACATCCGGGGCGGTCCCGGCATGGTCAGCATGAGGCGCGGCTAATGGCTAGCATTGCAAGCCAAGTGACAGGCGCTTTTGACAAGCTGGCCGCACAGCAGCCTGACGTCATACAGACGGGCACCATTCAGCAACCGACGCCACAGGCTTCTGGCGGCGGGCCTACAGACCCAACAGGCGGCACTGCGGGCGTTACACCTGCGCCCGTGTCTGTGCGCATGGCGGTCTTTGAGGTGGCAGAGCGGCGCATCGACGGCACCAACATTCAAGCGGGTGATTATCAAGTTATTGTTGAGCCTGCATCAATCGAGGTCACGCTTAACGACAAAGTAATTTGCGACCGCGGCACACTGACAATCAAAATTCTTGGGCGCGTGGCGTCGGGCGGGCAGACCGCGCTTTATGACATGGTGTGTCGTGGGTAGCTTTGAGGACGACATAAACAAGTTTCAGCGCAAGACGGTTAACAAGATGGACAAGATTGTCCGCAAAGTATCTCTGGAAATATTAAAAAGCGTTGTTTTTAAAAGCCCTGTTGATACGGGGCGCTTTCGTTCAAATTGGCAGGTATCTATTGGTTCCGTTCCATCTGGAACTGTTGCCTATCAAGGCACAGAAACCATCGGGGAGCGGGCGGGCAGTAAGGGGCCAGTTTATGAGGCAACCGTTGCCAAATCCAAGGGCACGGCAGACTCGGCAAAGGCTGGTGATGTCATTTATATTGCTAACAACCTGCCCTATGCGGTGCGGCTGGAAGAGGGATATAGCGGCCAAGCCCCTGCTGGAATGGTCACGCTAACGGTGCAAGAGTTTGCATCTACGGTGAAAAGAATTGGCGCGGAGATTCGCAGACAATGAGTGACATTGATAGCAATATCACGCAGGCGCTAAACGTGCAGGCCGAGGTTATGATTGCCGGGCTTGGTTACACGGCGATATGGCCGCGCAAGGGCGGGAACAAGCCCGCAGGCGAACACCTGACCATACAGCACTTGCGAAACGATGACGTCCCGCTGGGCTTGTCTGACCAGGTTTACACGCGCCAAGGCTTTTTGATTGTTACCTTGGTTGCTCCGCTGGACGTCTACGACATTGTCACCCGCAAGCAGGCCGGTACGATTTCTGATTATTTCAAGCGCGCGCAAATTCTGGAAGCCAACGGTACAAAAGTCACAATCGTTGGCACCACAATTCGCAGCGGTCGCGAGGAGGAACAGCGTTGGGAAACACCCATTTACATAGAGTATCGGAGCCTGTCGTGAAAAAGCAATACACACCAAGCCTTACAGATGACGCAGTGACGGAAGAACTGCAGGCGGCACTAATGCCCCGCGACCTGTCTCGCGCAAGCCTGACCAACAAGGCCGGAGCCGGTGCAACGCCGCTCGAAAAAGACGTGGACGCCTGGCTTAAGATCGGCTGGCACCGCGCTTAGAAATACCCACCGGCGCGGGTGCCATTGTTGGCAAAGCGGCGACCCCTTAGACAACAGCCCCGCCGAGGGGTCTAATCGCTTGAAAGGATTCCAAGCATGACAACTACATCAAATCAAATTGGCCTGACCCTCTTTGGCGTTCCTGGCGTTCCAGCGAACAACAACAAAACAGGCATGGAAGCACTGACCTTTGTGCAGCTCAAGGGCACGCAAATGCTGCCGTCGTTTGGCGTAACGCACGCCAACATCGACGTTTCGGACCTTGGCACCGGCTTTACGTCTGGAGTTAAGGGCGCGGCCACCGGCAACGATACGACGTTTACATTCCACGGCGACGGCACCGACACCGGCATTGCAACCGCAATTACCGCTGCAAACTCGCAATCTGGCCTGTACACGCTCAAGATTGTGCGCGGTTCCGGAACCGACACGGGCGACGGCCCAGCGCCTGTTGCTGGCGACGTGGTTTCCTACGCGCAGGGATATCTTCACACCTTTGCGCTTAACCCAAAAGATGACACGTCTTTTGAAGGCGGCACGATCAACTTTAAACAGAACGACTTCACTGTTAATGACGTCGAGCCCACATAACTAATCCGCTTAGGCGGTAGGGGGTGGCGTGGATTGGTTCGCCCGTCACCCTCGCTATGAACCAGGACCAAAGGAAAATATCATGGATTTCAATAAATTTGACAGCCGCGCAAAAGCTGAAGCCGGATCACCGATGCAGATTCTTGACGCTTGGACGGGCGAGCCGATGATGGACGGCGACAAGCCCTGCCGGGTTATCCTGCGCGGCACCGCGTCCGCTTCTATGCAAGCCAAAATGCGGGCGGCGCAAAAGGCTGCGATGATGTCCAAAAAGGCCAAAGGCAAAGACGAGGGCGACGATGCGCGCGTGATGGAGGACGTTCACAATCAACTTTGCGAAGCTGCTGCGCCGTTCATTATTGGTTTTGAAAACGTCAACAACGGCGACAAGCCCGCGACCGCAGATGACGCGATCTGGTTTCTCAATCTGACGTTTCCCGAAATGGGCGTCAAAGAGGACGAGGACGGCGAGGCTGTCTTAAACAAAGACGGCGATCCAGTTTATGCCATGCTGAACAACCCGTTTGCCAAGCAGTGCAGCGAATACGCTTCCAAGCAGGCGAACCGCTTGGGAAACGACAAAAGCGGCTAACCCTTGCCGCGCATCAAATGGGGTGGTTAAACGCCATCATCGAGATAAAAGGCGACAAGACAGAGCGGCCAAGGGAAAGCCGGTTGATGCGTCACAATCTAAGCAAGACGCCCGCGCCCTTTGTGAAGCTGGACGCGGGCGAATATCTGCTTAATGTCTTAATGGAAGCGGGCGCAATAAAGTCTGCGGCGATGGGCGGTTTTCTGGCGCTTGATTGGGTAGACCTTGCCGCCTACGCATCGCTAACAATGGCAGACATTGAGCCTTGGGAAGCCAAGCTCTTGCGCAAAATGTCAGAGGCGTTTGTCTCTGGCATGAACGAAGGCACAAGCCCGTTTTCTATACCGCCAGCCGACCGCAAGTCTGCGCAATAAACGGCCCGCCCTGACCGGTGGGCCGCAAACATTTCAAGGATTAAAACATGGCAGACTTTGCAAACCTTGTGATTGGTCTTGACACTTCTGGTCTAAAGCGTGGCGAGCGTGACGTTAAGAGCTTTGGCAAGACATCCAAGGCAATGAATGGCGCTATTGTATCGGCAACGCGCGCGCTGGCTTTGTTTGGCGGAGCCTTTGCTGCGGCAAGGGCCGTCAGTTCCGCTTCGCAGGCATATGCAAGCATGGCCAACAGTATGCGGGTCCTGGGCTTTGAGGCTGACGACGTTGCGGCAAAAATTAATCAAATCGGCGAGATTTCAAAGCGCACTAGGTCGCCACTTGAGGCCACTGCACAGCTCTACCAACGGATTAGCATTGCGGCAAAAGACTTGGGCGCATCGCAGCAACAAGTTTTGCTATTCACAGAAAATGTTGGCCTTGCATTGGCGCAACAAGGCGGCAGCGCAGCGCAAGCGTCTGGCGCTTTGCTTCAGCTTTCGCAAGCTATGTCTGGCGGCACCGTACGGGCCGAAGAATTTAACAGCATCCTTGAGGGCGCATTTCCAATCGCACAGGCCGCAGCCAACGCCATTGAGGGCGCAGCAGGGTCTGTTGGCCAGCTTCGCAACATGGTCATTGCCGGGGAGGTTTCCAGCCGCGAGTTTTTCAACGCAATTCTGTCATCGTCTGAGGCGCTAGAGGCTGCATTTGGCAACACGGTGCCAACGGTATCACAAGCGCTGACCGTCCTAAGCACAAGTTTCACGCTATTTGTCGGGCAGGCCGATTCGTTCCTTGGCGCAAGCAGCGCACTTGCCGAGGTCATCATTTTGCTGTCTGGCAACCTTGAGTTTCTGGCGGGTGTTGTCTCTGTTGCAGCAGTTGCCTTTGGCGTTCGTTATGTTGCGGCAATGGTTACTGCACGCTTGGCCACCTTTTCACTGATCGGCGCGCTGCAAGGTCTTAAAGCTGCGCTAATTTCAACCGGTATTGGCGTTGTTATTGTTGGCCTTGGTCTGGTTGTTGGTCAGCTTATTAAGGCAAGGGCACAGACCGAAAGTTTTGGCGACACTTTTCGTATGGTAGCGCTGCAGGTTAAAGCGGCGTCTTTAAACATGAAGGCTTATTTCATATCCGCGCTTGGAAGCATGGCGTACGAATTTATTGAATTTACTTATGTTGTCGCAGACGGAATAAATTCTCTTTTTGGCACAAATTTAATGGGCGCTTCTGCGGAAATTACGCAAAACCTAAATAAGGCATTTTTGGAAACTGAAGCTGCGGCCTATGCAGCAACTGCAGCCGCAAACGCGCTCAAGATTACTATTGCCGAAACTTCCGACGAAAGCGATGGGACCGCGGCGGCGCTAGACAAGTTAGCCGCTGGCGCAAAAAGCGCTGCAGGCGGTGTTGACAAACTGACCCCAGCACTAACAGACGCAGAGAAAGCAACTCAAAGCTATGCCGACACCATGCAGGGTTTTATCGTAGATGGCATCGGCAAGGCCGTGGACAACATGGTTGACGGATTTACTGGCGGCTTAAAGTCAATCAAGGATATATTTGTTGCCACGATAAAGCAGATGATTTCGTTTGCGATCAAGAACAAGATTATGCTGTCGTTGGGCATGGGCGGAAGCGCGATGGGAACTGCGGCATCTGCGGCCACAGGCGGCGCAGGCGGCCTTGGTGGATCTCTGGCCGGAATTGGTTCATTGGGCAGCGTGTTCGCGGGCAGCCTGTCCGGCACAGCGAGCGCCTTCATGTCTGGCGGTATTGGCGCTGGTGTTGGTCAGATCGGCGCTACGCTCGGCGCGGTGACGGGAAGCCTTGGCAGCCTTGCCGCTGCGGCTGGCGCTATTGCTTTGCCTTTGCTGGCTGTTGTCGGGGTGTTTAAGTTTTTTGGCAAGTCTACAAAATTGCTCGACCAAGGCTTGCAGCTTACCGTCAAGGGAATGAACTCCGTTGTCGAAAGTTTCAGCAAGACCAAAACGTCCAGATTCTTTGGCCTGTCGTCGAGGACAAGCACAAGCACAAGCCAACTTGACGCCGCCGCAGCGTCACCGCTTACTAACGCAATCGACGGCATCCAAAAGTCAGTTCTTTCCGCTGCGGCTGGCTTGGGGATTGGCGCGGACGCTTTCAGCAAGTTTTCCTTTGGATTCAGGATTTCTCTAAATGGCTTGACCGAAGAGCAGAAAATGAGTGCCGTGACCGCAGAGCTTGCAAAGATGGGTGACGCGTTTGCGGCGGTTGTTCCCGGCATTTCCAGCCTGAACGAATTGCTTGCGGTTTCTTCAGAGCGTTACAACCTGCAAAACCGGGTTCTGGAATTGCAAGGAAAAGGCGAAGAGCTGCTAGCACGACAGCGTAAAGCGCAGATGAATGCGACCAACGACCTTAACAAGGCAATTCTAAAACAAATCTTTAACCTTGAAGACGCATCTATTGCTCAGGAAAAAACCAATGCACTTGCGGAAGAGGCTGCAAAAGCTGCGGCACAAGCGCAAGCGGCCTTGTTTTCTTCAATAAACGAAAACGACTTCGCCACTGGTGTTGATTTTAGACGCGGCTTGGCCCGCGCATCAAGCGGTATTGAATACAGCCCGCAGCAATCCCAAGCCGAAATGCTTGCGGAGCTGAAAGCCTTGAATGCGCGCATAGATATGCTACAGTCTACATCAGAAATAACCGCTAATTCATCTAGGCAAACGGCAGAAAATACTGATTTCAGCAACGCCCTAACATTGGATGCCGCAGCATGAGCAGCCCCCTAAAAATACTTGTGCCGCTGGTCGTTGCTGATGCCAACATTACGGCATCAAACGTGGCATTAGAAACGGCATGGACTGCTGGCACCTACCCGCTTGGAACGCAAAGGCGGGTAGGGGAGCGGCTGTTTGAAGTTAGCGCGGCAAGCACAAGCCAAGAGCCAAGCGACACGGCAACGGATTGGTTTGACGCGGGGCCTGCCAATAGGTTTGCCGCGTTTGACCGGCAAGTTGGTTTTGATAAATTTCGCGTTGTTGAAACTAAGACTATTAACGCGGGATCAATTACATACACTATTGAAAGTCTAACCCGAATTGGCGGGATTGCTATGTTTGGCTTGCAAGCGGCCACGATTTCAATCGTTGCAACGGTCAGCACAACTGGCGATGCGGCAAACATTTCAAAAACGCTTAAGGACGCAACCGATTATGAGGGTTCACTTTGGCGCTGGATGTTTATCCAGCAGTCACGCGAACGAAAGTTTGTTAATTTTCAGGTAAACATACCGCAAGGTGCTTCCATCGACATCACAATAACAAACACGGGCGACACGGCAAAGGTCGGAACAATTGCATTCGGCCTTGTTTCAAGTTTTGGCGTTGTCGGTACAGGAACATCAAAGACGCTTAAAAGCCGGTCGTTCAAAAAAACCGAAGGCACCTTAACCTCACTACTTCAACGAACGACATCATCTGTGGTTTCTTACAGCACAACGCTTTTGAACTATGAGGCTGATGCTTTCTGGCGGTTGGTGCAAGACATTGATGGAATCGGCGCAGTCTTTTCTGCAAACGATCAATACCCAGAATTTACAATCTACGGAACTTTATCGTCCGCAAACCCAACGGCTGTTGGCGTCGGATTTTCCAAAGCAACAATTGAGGCTGAAGAATTATGAGCACCCCAACAGTTACACTTTACCCCGATGTCTTGCCATCCAAAGGCCAGGCCAATGACGCCTTTGACACAAACGTAAACGATTTTTTAAACTGGCTAACATTAACAAATGGACCAGAGCTTAATGTTTTTATAAATTATTTAAACGCCGGACTTGTGGAAAGTGCATTTTTGGACTTAACAAGCCTTCTTAATGATACAACTTTAAATTATACAAACGTAACAGTTGGTTCTGTTGTAACTGCTCGCAAGGAAAATTTTTCTTACGAAGTTGCTGCCGCTGGCGCTACCAATCAGCATTTGACGACCTCTGGTGGGGTAAAGCTGTACGTTGTTGTCACAGGTGGCATACTGGTTGCAGAAAGTTTTAACATTAATGTTTCGGCCACAGAAGCAGCAAACGGAGCAAACATCCAAGCCGCCATCAACTTTCTGGATGCAAACGGCGGCGGCATTCTTGAGTTTGGCGGGGGTTCATACCCTTCCACCCCCTTCATTTTAAAAAGTGGCGTAACAGTTCGTGGTATTGGACAGAGCCACAGGGTTTTCTATGTTAACGAACCGCTTACCCGAGCAGGTACATCCCTGCTTATTACGGCAGGAGTTGGGCAGGATTGTGTTACGTTTGAAGGCCCACAGCGCGGTATGCACGGGATTGAAGACATTTCAATCTATGAAATTGGAACGGCTGCATTTGGTGCAATCATAAGCATAAATGGCGCGCTACACACCCACCTAAAGAACGTCGAAGCCGAGTGCCTGACCACGTTTGGACGTGGCGTTGCTTTAAAGTATGCACGTAATGCGACGACAAATACTGGCTCAATCTACGGCGTTTGCGACAACTTTATCACAAGTAAATGCGGAACGGGACTACTTCTCGTCGATGATGCTAACGCCCTGTCTTTCTTGGGGGGGTCTATTGCTGGGACGCTTTATTCATTCAGAACGCAAAAGATTGTGGCGTTTCCTACTGGCGTTAGTTTTTCTGGGACCTCGTTTGAAGGCACTTTTGACGGTTCTGTACAAGATATTATATACGTTCCAGGCAATGCCGCTGATGTGTATGGTTTCACAGATCAAACAGGCGGTGTCTACGTTGTGCAGTTTGTAAAAATCCCAGCAGGCAAAGGAATATCGTTTGATGGGTGCTATTTTGAGAACGGCGGCACAAGCGGCACATATAACGATGGTGTAAACGGCACAGCACCGATCTTGGCCGCTATCTCTTTGGTTCCAGCGACCGAAGGTGATGTAAGCAACATTCGCATTCAAGGTCAGCTTGCTTGCTACCTTTACAACACGGCAAAAGAAAACGTGTTCTGTGACAGCCTGCCGTTCAATAAGCTATTTAGCAGCAGGCTGCCCACCGGATTGCTTCTCCGAGCAAACGCCACCACGCCAATTCCAAACAACACTGCAACGCTTGTGCCTTTTGGCGCAACAGCCGCCCAGAATAAAAACGACTTTGGACGCCTAAAATATTCTGCTGGAATTGTAACTGTAAAAGAGCGCGGTTATTATCTTGTTAAGTGCCAAGTTCGGTCAGCAGCTATTACGACGGGTTCGTTTTTCCAACTGCGACTTACCCAATCTTTTTCAGCAGGTGGTTCAGATACAACTTATGGACCAAACCTAATGAGTTCAGAATATGCGACTATTGATAAGATTGTATTCTGCGAGGTAGGCGATACTTTGCAAATCCTCATGTTCCAAGGTAGCGGCGCAACTGTAAACCTAAACGCATCTGCTGCGTATTCACGCTTGCAGGTCCTGCGCATAGGCGCTTGACCGCATGCCAAGGGGCTTGGCTAATGCTGGCCCCAACCAAAGCAAACTAAAGGAATTGCCAGAATGAAGTCCAACTTTTCCCCACCGGCTTTGATCTTTGAGCGCAGACCGAGCGGAACAACAGGAAAGTCGGCAGCGTTTGTTGTGATGCTGCCGCACGACTACCCGGCAAAGATGCTAACCCATGAGCTACACCACGTTAAACAATGGTGGGCGGTCACGCTATTTTCGGCAGCCGTTATTTTTGCGCTTGCAAATTTTGCGCCATTTGTTTCCTATTACGCAATGTTTCTTTCGGTTGGCGTGATGGGGGCGTTGTATCGTTTCTCGGCATGGTTTAGATTCAAGGCAGAGGCTTCAGCATACGCAGCGGGCTTCACCGACGAACCAAACGAGCTGGACAAATACGCAAAAGTCCTGTCATCGTCTTTGTATTCTACGGGCAAAACCTTTGATGAATGCAAACGCGTCATTGCATTGAGACTTTACACCGGAAATCTGTTTTAATGTCTGAAGATGCTAGACTCGCGCGCATAGAAGCCAAGCTGGACCAGATGGGCGAAGCTATTGTCGCACTTGCGCGGGTTGAGGAACGAATGGTTACTTTGTTTAACCGGCTGGACGCAATCGACAAAGACCGATCGGCACAGGGCGCGCGGCTGCTGGCAATAGAAACGCAGGCGGGTAGCAACGGGCAAACTCTAAGATTTGTTGAACGGGTGTTTTGGATAGTTGTTTCTGCTGGCATTGCGTTCGCGTTTGCAAAGATGAAAGGTGCTTAGATATGCGACTATTCCTTTCCGTTGCGTTTATTGCGTTTGGGTTCCCGGCATTTGCCATTGCGCCATGCTTGCCCCATGATGAAATGGCAAAGTTTCTAGCCAATCAGTTCCGAGAGCAACAGCGGTTTGT